AATGGTTAAAAAAACTGGCGTTAAAAAATTCCGTGGGGGTGGAATGGCAAAAAAGCCCGGTAAAGATCAAGTAGGTCTCAAAAAACTGCCTAAAGAAGTACGTAATAAAATGGGGTATATGGCTGGCGGCGGAATGGTTAAAAAAACCGGCGTTAAGAAAATGGCTATTGGCGGCATAGTTGCTGGGGCTGGAAGAGCTATTAGTAAAAAAATTGGCGAAAAAGGACTTAAAAAGTTAAGTGCTGCCGAAGAAATGCTTAAAGATTTAGGTAAAGGCGCAGCTAAAGCAGCTAAAGCAAATACACGTAAAGGCCGACCACCTAAAAGTAAAATGGCAAAAATTAAAAGCCGAGTTAACATAGGTGCAGCAGCTCCCCTTGAGGCGGCAGCTTACACAGCAGGTGGTTATGCGCTTGGTGCTTCGGGCAAGAAAGAAAAGAAAAAGAACGTTTAAATGGCCACTTCATCTTCTTCTAATTTTGAACTAGACGTAGCAAGCTACGTAGAAGAAGCTTTTGAGCGATGTGGCTTAGAGGTTCGTACAGGTTATGACCTGAAATCAGCCAAACGTTCGTTAAACTTAATGTTAGCTGATTGGGCTAACCGTGGTTTAAATCAATGGACGGTAGAACAAACGTCTATCACGTTAGCTTCTAATGTAGCTAATTATCCAGGCGGTACACTTTCTATGACAGTAGGGACTGTTAACGCTTTTACTGTGGGTGAAACTATTACAGGTGTAACCAGTGGTGCTACCGCTTCAATAACAAGTGCTACTTCTGCTACTGTTTTTGCTATAACCATACCTTCAGGGACATTTGTTGCGGGTGAAACTATTGCAGGTGAAACAAGTGATGCTGCTACAACTGTAACTTCTGCAGTAGATTTAAGTACCGTTCAAAAAACCATTGATATTTTATCGGTAGTAATTACTCGCGATGGCACAGATTACGGGTTAACTCGTTTAAGCCGTAGCGAATATTTAAACATACCTAATAAAACACAAACCGGTAGACCTTCTCAATTTTTCTTAGACAGGCAAATATCGCCCACATTAAAGCTTTGGCCAGTATCTGAAAATAACACAGACATTGTTAAGTTTGACCGTTTAGTGCGTATGGACGATGCAGACGACTACACTAATACGCTTGAGATACCGTTTCGTTTTTATCCTTGTTTAGCAGCAGGTTTAGCTTATTACTTAGCTATAAAACGTGCGCCACAACGAATAGAACTTTTAAAAGCTATTTACGAAGAAGAATTTAACAGAGCGATGGAAGAAGACAGAGATAGAGCTTCGTTAAGAATAACACCTAGTTTTAGTTATTACGGTGGTTAATCGTGGCTAAATACGCAATCGGAAAAAAAGCTTACGGAATATCAGATCGTTCTGGTTTTCGTTATCCTTTAAAACGAATGAAAAAAGAATGGACTGGAATGTTGGTAGGTTTTGACGAGTTTGAACAAAAACACCCGCAATTAAAGCCCGTACGTAAGTTTTCTGACCCACAAGCGTTAAAAGACCCAAGACCCGACAGGGTAGAACCTGTTGTTACTTACGTAGCTACACCGGTCTTGTCAGAAAAAACATTTACACCAATAAGGGCTTTTACTGTTATTGGTCAAGTTACGGTGGTTACAGCATGAGCTTTACATTAGCAACATTAAAAACAGCAATACAAAATTACACAGAAAACGATGAAGTTACATTTGTTGCAAATTTGGATGTTTTTATAAAAAACACCGAAGAAAGAATATTAAAAAATAATCATTTAAGTGTTTTTAGAAAAAATGCTACTGGAACAATGACGGCTGCTAATCAGTATTTAAACAGTCCTAGTGATTTTTTAGCCCCGTTTTCGCTTTCTATTACCTCCAGTAGCGTAAAAACTTTTTTAGATTTTAAAGATGTTAATTTTATACAAACTTTTGGTCCAGACAGCACTGCTACGGGAGTGCCCCGTTATTATGCACAGTTTAATGTAAGTACGTTTGTTATAGGCCCTACTCCAGACAGCAACTATACTTCTGAGCTTCACTATTATTACCGTCCGGTTAGCTTAACTGCGGGCTCTGATAGTGGGACTACGTGGCTAAGTATAAACGCTACGCAAGCAATGCTGTACGGTTCTCTTATAGAAGCGTATACTTTTATGAAAGGCGAACCGGATGTTCTTCAAGAGTACGAAAAACGATTTGCAGAGGCTATGATTTCCATTAAAATGTTAGGGGAATCTAGGGAAACAACAGATGAATACAGAACGGGACAAGTAATAAGAGACAAACAATAGGAATTTATATGTTTAGTGTTGAAGTAAAAGCAAATGTAAATGGTGTAAATGTTCATACTACTGAAAACAGAGGATTTACGCCTGAAGAAATTGCGGCTAGAGCGGTAGAAAAAATAGTTTCAATTTCTGACGAAGTTGATCCAATGGTAAAAGCTCAAGCCGAAGCTTTTAAAAGTAAAGTTTACCATGTTATTGTATTAGCATGTAAAGATGCAATAAATAGCGACAGAACCACTATGTGTAATCTTTTTTCACAACAAGGCCATAAAGATATGGCTGATATTTTAAGGAGTCTATAATGGCTATAACGCAAGCTATGTGTACCTCGTTTAAAAGCGAACTGCTTCAAGGTATACACAATTTTCACAACGGTTCGGGTGGTGGGACTACAACTACTACAGGTAGTGGTAATACCTATAAAATTGCACTTTACACAAGTAGTGCAACTATGTCAGCTTCTACAACTGCTTATGCTACAACAAATGAAGTTTCAGGAACAAACTACACCGCCGCTGGAAATACACTAACTAATGTTGATCCGACTGCAAGTGGTACTACTGCTTTAACAGATTTTGCAGATACAACATGGTCTACCGCTACGATAACCGCAAGAGGAGCTTTAATATACAACTCTTCAGCCGCGGCCGGTACAGCAGGTAGAGCCGTTGCAGTTTTAGATTTTGGCGGGGATAAAACATCAACTGCGGGGGATTTTACAGTACAGTTCCCTGCCGCCGATGCTAGTAATGCTATAATCCGTATTGCTTAGGAAGTTAGATGGCTACCGGTTGGGGTAGAAGTACCTGGGGTGACGATAAGTGGGGGGTTACCTCCGCTATATTCGGCGTAACAGGTGTAGCCGGAACTTCTGCATTAGGTGCAGAAACAGTAACGGCTGATGCAAATGTAGGAGTAACACAATCAACGTTAACCTCTACATTAGGTAACGCTATAACAGCCGGAGCCGCAGTAACTGGGGTTACGGCTAGTGCAAACGTAGGAACGCTTGGAGATGAGTCTGTAAGCGCAGGGGCCACGGTTAGTCCTACAGGAGTAGCCGGAACAGGGGGTGTTGGAACGCTAGGAACTATATCTAATAACAATTTAGATGTAACGTTAGCAGCAGCAACATCTGGTTTAGGAACGGTAACACCTGAAGCAAATGCTGATGTATCGGTAACAAGCATATTAGCAACAGGCGGTATAGGATTTGTTAATGTTTGGAGTTTAGTAGATACTACACAGACACCAAGTTGGTCTGAAGAAACTTCATCTCAAACACCAAATTGGACAGACGTAGCAGCATAGAGGAAATATTATGGCAAGTACATATGTAAACGATTTACGGTTAGAGGAAATTGCAACAGGGGAACAATCGGGAACTTGGGGTGCAACTACTAATACTAACTTAGAACTTATAGCAGAAGGCTTGAGTTATGGCACAGAAGGTATAACCACTAATGCCAATACACACACTTCTACCGTAGCGGATGGTGCAACGGACCCGGCCCGTTCTATGTATATTGAATATACAGGCACACTAGATTCAGCTTGTACCATTACAATCGCACCTAACACAATTAATAGAATGCACTTTATCGAGAACGGAACAAGTGGTTCGCAAAATATTATTATTTCACAAGGTACTGGTGCTAACGTAACCATACTCCCTGGTGATACCAAAGCAGTTTACCTAGATGGCGCGGGTAGTGGAGCAGCAGTTGTTGATGCTTTTGCTAGTCTTAGCGTAGTAGATTTAAGGGTAGATGATGACTTAACAGTTACAGATGATGCCTCAGTAGGTGGTGATTTAACTGTAACTGGAACTGTTAATACTGCTGGAATAACTGGTCCTAAAACAAACTTTGTAGGCAGTATGCTTATCAGCAACGATGCGGGTACAGGAACACTAGATGCAGCTTCTAACAACACAGGTTTTGGTAATGAAGTATTTGATGATCTTACAAGCGGTGATAATAATACCGCTATGGGTGCTGGAGCAGTAGATAAAGTAACAACTGGATCAGGAAACACAGCAATTGGACCTGATGCTTTAGGTGCTATTACTACACAATCAAACAATACCGCAGTTGGCTTAGATGCACTTAAAGCTAATACCGCAGCAGACAATACAGCGGTTGGTTCTGGTGCTTTAACAGCTAATACTACAGGAACAAATAATACAGCAGTGGGTTTTGCTGCTCTTGATGCAAACACCACCGCTAATAACAATTCCGCATTTGGAGATAATTCACTTGGGGGTAATACGACAGGTGCTGGTAATACAGCGATGGGTGCTGATTCTTTAGTAGCTAATACAACAGGAGCTAACAATACCGCAATCGGCTTAGATACTTTAAAAGCAAACACCACAGCAGACGACAATACCGCAGTTGGTAAAAATGCTTTAGCTGCAAACACCACAGGAAATAATCTTGTTGCAGTAGGAAGTGGTGCGTTAGATGCCAATACTACCGCAGCTAATAATGTCGGAATCGGTGTTAATGCTTTAGGTGTGAATACAACAGGTGCAAATAATACATCAGTTGGTACAAATTCTCTTGATGCTAATACAACAGGTGCAAGTAATACTGCATTAGGCTATAGAGCTTTAAGTGCTAATACCACAGCTAGTGACAACACCGCAGTTGGTAAAGATGCTTTGTTAGCAAACACCACAGGTGCTGAAAATGTTGCCGTGGGTGGTTTAGCATTAGATGCTAACACTACTGCTAGTGGTAATTCTGCATTAGGTTATGCTTCCTTAACAGCTAATACAACAGGTGCAGCAAATACAGCCGTAGGTCAATCTGCTCTACAAGCAAACACCACAGCTAGTAATAATACAGCAATTGGTAAGTCTGCTATGTCTGCAAACACCACAGGTGCTGATAACGTAGCGGTTGGTGCAAACTCTTTACAGCCCAATACCACAGGCGCAAGTAATACAGCTTTAGGTAAGGGAGCATTGGCATCCAACACTACAGCATCTAACAACACAGCAGTTGGTAAAGAAGCTTTAGTATCAAACACGACAGGAACTGAAAATAATGCTTTTGGTGCTTTAGCTGGAGATGCAATAACAACTGGAAGCTATAACACGCTTATTGGTAATAGTGCTGGTACAGCATTAACAACTGGCGATACAAACCTAGCAATCGGAAATGCTGCTTTAGCTACAGCTACAACCACATCAGGAAGTGTTGCAATCGGACATAGTGCTTGTACAGCTTTAACAACTGGCGTTCAAAATGTAGTAGTAGGAACTAATGCTGGTGATGCTATGACTACTTCTGGTGATACTACTCTTTTAGGACACGAAGCGGGCTCAAAAATTACAACTGGTAATGGAAATACTTTTCTTGGACACAGGTCTGGAGATGATACTACGACAGCATCTAACAACACGGGAGTTGGGCTATCAGCTCTTGGAGCAACCACCACAGGTAGTGGATTAGCTGCGTGTGGAGCATTTGCTTTAGATGCTAATACAACTGGAACAGATAATTCAGCAATGGGGCAACACGCACTAGGATCAAACACAACTGGTACTAATAACACCGCAATTGGGCAAGTTGCGGGTTTTGACAATACAACAGGAAATCTTAATATATTTATAGGTAAAGACTCAGGCAGAGCTGGAAGTCCGGGAGGATCAAACACTACAGGCAGTAATAGTATTTTTTTAGGTGACGATAATGCTGGTAATGCTTACATACAAGTAGCTTTTTCAGTAGCTTCTGATAAAAGAGATAAAACAGATGTAGAGCCTATTAAAACAGGTTTAGATTTTGTTAATAAACTAGAACCAGTTACTTATCGTTGGGATAAGCGTTCTAAATATGGTAATAAATATGCAGATGATTATGATTTAAACGCACAAACACCTGACGGAACACATAAAGAAGATTGGTTAGATACTGGATTTTTAGCACAAAATGTTGAAGAATTAGAAGCTGAGTATGGTTATAATATGCAAGATAATACAAATCTTTCTACACGTTTAAGCGAAGATGGTAAACAATACTCTTTACAATATACTAAATTTATTCCAAGTTTAGTCAAAGCAGTTCAAGAACTTTCAGCACAAGTTGAAGAATTAAAAAAACAAACACACGAAAAGTGCGACAAATAAAAGATAGTAAATAATTAAAATTAAATTAACAAAAATATCAGAGGAAATAATGTTTATTGAAAGATTTAGATCAGATAATAAAACATTAAAATTTACTGGTTACTATGTAGAGATGCCAGAAGAACTTATTAATAAACCAATAGGAACTGAAGTTTTTTTACAAGAGTATGAAACTGGTGATCCAAAAAATAGACCTCTTGATAAAGTTGTACAAGGAAATAAACCAAACAATGTAGCTGGATATAGAACTGGATTAGCAACTTGGTATTGGGAAAATGGAAATATAAAACAAAAAACTATGCATAAAAAAGGTATTCCTAACGGACTAAGCGAAAGTTTTTATAAAAATGGACAGTTAGAAAGTAAAGGAACTCTTGTTAAAAATGGCAGACGTTCTAAAGATTGGAAAAAATTTAAAAATAACGAGGAATAGATATGGCAGTAACTAAAGCAATGACAAAAGCGATACCACACGTTAAGTCTAGTAAGGCACAAGAATGGCATATGGAAATGAAGTATGAAAACGATAGTGAAGGTGATGCTACTTATTATACTTCTACTTTCAGCCACATAGCAAGAGCCGCTGATGGTGATTTTACCGCAGCCGCTAAAGGCTCGTTTAACTTAGCCGCTTTGACAGCACTATGTCCAGTATCACGTTGGGATGCAGTATTTGCTAGTCAAGTAGAATCAGTTATTACAAGTCCTGTAGTACCACCTGTAGCAGACGAATCTTTTAGCGTACCGAGTTAATGGAAACAAAATTTCATGCAATGCCTAGTGTTTTTGTTATGGAGCATGATGTTCCAGCAGAAATGGTAACTGATCTTAATCTTTACTTAGATAAATATTTAAAACAAAAGAAACGTAAGTCATTAGCTTCTACCCTTGTTGGTCAGATACAACACGGACAGCAACTACTCATGGATCACGAAGATAAGAAAATATCTGAGTTTACTAATATGCTTTGTGGGTTAGGAGCGCACTATATAAATGAATATTCAAGAGCTACGGGTGCTAGGTATAAAACTAATAAACAAGTACAAATGGATGAGCTTTGGTCAGTACATAGCTATGAAAGAGATTATAATCCTATTCACAGTCATGGCACTAAAACATTAATGGGTATATCCGCTACGATGTGGACAAAAGTACCCCAGCAAATACTAGACCAACCTACTGCGGGTACGTCTGATTATAGTCTATATAACTCAAGTGGACATTCTGATGGCTGTTTAGCGTTTCAGTATGGACAAGGACATGTTACTGATAATGAATTATTAAAACCTTCGCCAAGTTTTGTAGTAAGGCCCGAAGTAGGTAAGTTATATTTATTCCCAAGTTGGTTACAACACATGGTCTATCCCTTTCAAGGTAAGGGTGAACGTAGAACAGTCGCTGCTAATCTCAATTGTTGGGAAGTACAGCAGGAGGCTGCATAATGTACGAGTATAATTGCACTGTAAATAGGATTGTAGATGGGGATACTATCGATGTAACCCTAGACTTAGGTTTTTCAGTGTTGTATAAGTCCAGAGTACGTTTGTATGGAATCGATACTCCCGAATCACGCACCAGGGACAAAGATGAAAAAGTACGTGGTTTGCTTTCAAAAGAATTTTTAAAACAGGCCGTTGCTGATGAAAAAGTTGTTTTGAAAACAAAATTAAAAGATTCGCGTGGTAAATTTGGTCGTGTTTTAGCCGAAGTTTGGGTAAACAATCAAAACGTTAATCAAAACATGGTAGAAGAAAACCATGCCGTAGCCTATTTTGGTCAAAGTAAAGACGATGTTGAACAAGAACATTTAGTTAATAGGCAGAAGTTAATAGATAAAAAAATATTTGATCCAAGTTTAGTTGGAAAAAAATAGGAGAACATTATGGACACTGTAGTAGATTTAGTTGCATGGGCAACAACAATAGTAACGGTTGCTAGTTTAATAGCAGCCTCCACACCTACGCCTAAAGACGATTTGTGGATAAGCAAACTTTATAAATTTATTGATTTATTGGCCTTGAATATTGGTAAAGCGAAGGATAAGTAATGCCTACGGTGAAGGATGCCCTAGCTAAACTAGAAGCTCACGAAAGAGAGTGCGCTGTTCGTTATAAATACATCGAAAAAAGTTTAGACGAAGGTTCTGCTAAATTTAAAAAATTAGAATCTCTTTTATGGGGGGTATATCCGTTTATTGTTGGCACCGTTCTTTTAGCTAAATATTTTTAATGTTGGGGGGTTTAAGTGCCTTTACAAAAACTACAATTTAAACCAGGAGTTAACCGCGAAACTACGTCCTATACAAACGAAGGCGGTTGGTTTGACTGTGAAAAAATAAGGTTTAGGTCCGGAGTACCAGAAAAAATTGGTGGTTGGATTAAAAACAGTAGTAAAGTTTTTTTAGGTACGTGCCGTGCTTTGCATGGTTGGGTTTCTTTAGACGGTAGTGTTCGCACCGGAGTTGGTACGCATTTAAAGTATTACATTAACGAAGGTATTGATTATAACGACATTACGCCTATAAGAGCTACCACCACCAATGGTATTGTATTCGCAGCTACTAACGGTTCTTCTACTATTACTGCAACAGACGACGACCACGGGGCAGTAGCTGGTGATTTTGTTACTTTATCTGGCGCAGCTAGTTTAGGTGGTTTGGTAACTGCCACGGTTCTAAATCAAGAATATCAAATAGTTACGGTACCTACCGCAGACACATACACCTTTGTTGCTAAAGACACCTCAGGGACTACGGTTACTGCAAACGCAAGTGACTCGGGTAATGGCGGTTCCGGGGTAGATGGAGCATATCAACTTAATGTTGGCTTAGACAGCACGGTTCTCGGAACAGGTTGGGGTGCCGGTACGTGGGGACGCGGTACGTGGGACTCTGCTACTACTTTAACAAACATTGCTAACATTCTGCGTATCTGGACCCACGATAATTTTGGCGAAGATTTAATAATAAATGTTCGTGATGGCGGTATTTATTACTGGGACACCAGCACTAACGCTAATGCGTATGACAGAGCCGTAGCTTTATCTACTTTAACTGGAGCAAACTCAGCACCGACCATAGCTAAAAAAATATTAGTTTCAGATCGTGATCGTCATGTTATTGCTTTTGGTTGTGATGCGGATGAATCTACGGGCACACAAGACCCGTTATTAATACGTTTTAGTGACCAAGAAACAGCGACTACTTGGAACGCTACTTCAACAAATACAGCCGGAAGTTTACGTTTAGGTTCTGGTTCTGAAATAGTAACGGCTATTGAAACGCGACAACAGATTCTTGTTTTTACTGACGTTTCTTTACATGCCATGCAATTTCTGGGACCACCGTTTACTTACGGCATTAATTTAATTTCAGAAAACATTACAATAATGGGCCCTCTAGCAGCAAAAGCAGTAGATGACTTTGTTTTCTGGATGGGTTTAGAAGATTTTTATGTTTATGACGGGCGTATACAAAAACTACCTTGTACCGTAAAAGCTTATGTTTTTAATGACTTTAATTTATTTCAGAAAGAAAAAGTATTTTCTGCTTTAAATTCTTCGTTTAACGAGGTTTGGTGGTTTTATCCTTCGGCTGATTCTGATTCAATAGATCGTTATGTTGTCTACAATTATTTAGAACAAACATGGTATTACGGCACTATGGCACGTACTGCTTGGCTGGATCGAGGAATCAATGATAACCCTATTGCTGCTGGTGCAGACAGTTATTTATACAACCATGAAAACGGTTTAGATGATGGTAGCACTGATCCGGCTTCTGCTATATCCGCTTATATAGAATCCAGTCAGTTAGACATAGGTGACGGTGATAAGTACGTATTTATACGTCGATTGTTGCCGGACCTTACTTTTGACGGTTCAACCGCTTCTTCGCCAACCGCTTCCTTTACTTTAAAAACAAGAAACTTTCCAGGAGGTGCGTATGATAATTCAGATGAAAGTACCGTTACGCAGTCTGCTGGAGCAACTACTACTACGGTAGAAAGATTTACAGATCAAGTGCATGTAAGATTACGCGGACGTTCGTTTGCTTTACGGGTAGACAGTAGCGGGGCAGAAGTACAGTGGCGTTTAGGTTCACCGCGGGTAGATATTCGTCCGGACGGTAAAAGATAATGTCCAGTAGAAATTTAACACAGCCCACGTTTCCCGTACCACCTCAAGAATACGATAGTAACTACATGGCAGAAATAATTAGAGCTTTTGCTGTTTTTCAACAACAAGTAATTAATCCCGGTGAAGGCCGAGCTACTAACTTTACGTTGACCAATTTAGCAAATAATGATACAGGACTTGAAACTGGCGCTCTTTTTGCGCAAAATGGACATGTAAAGATTGTTCGTTTAAATGTGCCGTGTCCCGCAGGTTTGGAAGCTACGGCAACATTAGGTAGCGTAACGGTAAGCATTTCTTAGAAATGCGTGTTAATATATTAAATAAGGTTTAATTAAAGGGTAAACGATGTCTCTAGCAGCAACACAAGACTACCAACCACAAGAAACCTTAATGGTTCCCGAAGGCGGCATAGCTTCTTTTTTAAATGCTACTGAAGGCGATTGGGCTACTGATGAGATTCCTCGCTCAGGTATTGCACAAGTTAAACACGTTGCCGATCGTTTAGCTGAATACGGGCGTAACGAAGATGAGTTCATGGTCCACGCAGCAGAGGGTGAAACGGTTGTACCTTTAGAAGTATTAAACGCTAATCCGCAACTTAAATTTAATCTTTTTAAACAAATGGAAGCAATGGGTTTAGAACCAGAACGTTACGTTGTTGGTAATGAATTAAACTCACTAAATCCAATAACCGGTCAGCCTGAATTTTTTCTTAAAAAACTTTTTAAAGGCGTTAAGAAGTTAGTTAAGAAAGTAGTCAAGGTTATTAAAAAAGCCGTCCCTATTATTTTACCTATTGCATTAGCTATGACACCGTTAGGTCCTATCTTTGGGGCTGCTATGGGTTCTGGAATAAACACTTTAGCTGCTGGGGGTAGTTTCAAAGATGCCTTAAAAGCCGGGGTAAAAGCCGGAGCAATAGGTGGTTTTGCTTCTGGAATAGCCGGTGGTGTTGGTTCACTACGGGCTGGAAATACTTTTGCAGAAGGTTTCAAGAGTAGTGTAGGTAGTGCCGCAGGTGGTGTAGGCGAACGCTTTAGGCAGTTTGCAAGTCCGGGACGAGTTAGCGAAGCCGGCGGTTCTTACTTTGGTGATCCGACTAGAGCGATAACTTCTCCAGACCAAGCGCGAGCTTTACCTCCAATAACTCCTTCAGCCGGACCGTCAGTAAACCAATTAAATACGGGGGATAGGCTGGGTCAAACGGTAACTGACCCTTACGCCACAAATTTAGTTAAAAGTAATGTAACCGTAGGCGACGTACCTTTTGCTAAAGAAAATCAATTTAGGAATACAACTGGACGAATAAACATGAATATTCCGGGTATTGACGGTATACAAACATCTAACGTTGATCCTTCTACTTTAGGTATTGGCAATATAAAAACGAATAATGTTAACCCAACAGACTTTTTTAAAGAAGTACCTTTACCAACCGATCCGCGTCCATTTGTAGGGGATGCTGCTGCCAGTGCCGCAGATGCTGCCGCTGAACAATCATTTTTAGAAAGAAGTGGTAATTACATGTTTAGGGGCGGTAAGTCTAAAGCAGAAGTAGAAGCTATAAAACAAGCCGCCGGAGATGAATTTGTTAATAGAATGGCGGCTAGGAATATTACACCAACAGCAACTGAAATAATGCGTATGGAAGCCGCAGCGGGACCTGGCCGATTAGCTAGATTTGGACCTTCTGCATTGCTTGCTTCAGGTATAGCTTCTGGAACCGGTTTCTTTGAGCCACCTGAAACCGAAGGAACAGAAACAGAACTTTTGCCAACTGGCGCTGATTTATTAGCTGCCAACCCAGAAAAATACACGGTACGTTATCCGGCCTTTACTACAGATTATGGTTTAGCGAACCTTACTGCACCCGGTTACGGTGCCGTGCCTAATTACGGCGGAGGCTACGCTTCAGGTGGAGATGTAGACACTTCGCAATTCCCAAGACAAAACGGAGCAATCGCGGGCCCCGGGACAGGGACTTCTGACGATGTACCTGCGATGCTTTCTGACGGTGAGTTTGTAATGACGGCTAGAGCCGTACGGGGTGCGGGCAATGGCGATAGAAACAACGGTATGCAGACTATGTATAATTTAATGAGAAATTTTGAGGCAGCAAGATAATGGCAACTACCGAAGCAGGAGACGTAACCACACAGATTGTTAGAGAATCGCCCGAGGTAGAAGCGTATAAACTAGGCAATATGGAAAGCGCGTTTAAGTTAGTGCAAGATCGTGCCGGATTGCTTCCGCCTGCGTACAGGATGGCTGGGTTAAGCGGCATGCAAGTAGGTGCTGGCAATGTGTTAAGTGGCGGATTAGGTGCTTATCAACCGTATTTACAAAATGCTTCGGGTTCAACCCAAGGTGGTATAAACGCTATTTCCGGATCGGCTATGCCGATGATGCAACAAGGCTACGGTGCGATGCAAAGTGGTTTAGGTGCTTTAGGTCAAGCGCAGCAATTAGCGGCTATGACTCGCGGTACACCTTATCAATTTCGAGATCAAGGCATTGCTGGTTTAGAGGGTGCTACCGGTCGTTTTGATCCATCTTCTATTTCTGATTTTTATGACCCGTATGCAGAACAAGTTATTGCTGCACAACAGCAAGATGTGGCTCGTTTAGGCGGTCAACAACAAGACCAAGCTAGAGCTCAAGCGGCTGCAGCAGGAGCTTTTGGTGGTTCTCGAGCAGCTATACAAGAAACTGAAATAGGGCGTAATACCTTAGGCGAGCAATCACGAATTGGCGCTCAGTTACGTTCGCAAGGTTATCAACAAGCACGGCAAGCGGCCCAACAAGCATTTGAACAACAACAAAATCGTCGTATGGCAGCCGGTCAAGGTATTGGTCAACTAGGGCTACAATACGGTCAATTAGCTCAAGGCGATGTTCAACAATTAGGTTCTTTAGGTCAAGCTAGAGGAGCACTGGGTCAAGGGATAGGTTCGTTGGGTGCACAAACAGGTAACTTAGGTTCTCGATTAGGTGCTTTGGGTATGCAGCAAGCACAGTTAGGTGCCTTGGGACAACAAATGAATTTAAACGACGTTAATGCCATGATGCAATTAGGTGGTGTTTATCAGCAAAATCAACAAGCACAGTTGGACGCACAACGTATGTCAGAACAACAAGCATTCCAAATGCCTTACCAACAGTTAGGTTTCTTATCAGATATATACAAAGGGGCACCAAGTAGTCAATACTCAATACTTAGCAGTCCTTCGGCACCGTCTGTATCGCCTTTCCAACAAATTGCTGGATTAGGTATAGCCGGATTAGGTGCCGCATCCGGTGCTAAATACGCGGGGCTATTTTAATGAACACACTACAAAGACCTTTATTTAGACAAGTTGGCGGGCCAGCAGAAATGATGCCTTCTGATGTAATGCCGCAAGCAAATCCGGTAGACATGGTTAATGCAATAGAACAAGACACGGCTGTTAGTATGGAAGCTATGGGTCAAGACTACGTGCAAGGCATGATGCAAGGTTTGGATGGCGCTGAAGATTTTAAACAAGTTATAGATTCTTTACGTGGCAACGCCATGACTATTGAAGAACGCTATCTTGAGTTATCTGAATATGTCGGTGAAGACGATGCTGAAAAAACACCAGAGTCTGTATTGGCTATGGTACAGCCCGTTATAATGATGACCGAAGAAGGTAATGTAGATTCGGGTATTGGACAACTGATGCAAAGTCTAGCCGGTGATGTTGATATGATGACCGGAGCAGGTCAACCCACTGACATGGGACAAGGCGTTGGCGGTTTGATGGCGGCTAATCAAGAAGTTCCAGTACAACAGTTTGCTAACGGCGGTCCGGTACAATACTTTAATCAAGGTCAGGGTGTAACCCAAATACCTAATATGTTTAACCCCGCAAACCTACAGCTACTCCAACCAGCAACACAAGAATCTTTAATGGCCGGCAGAGACATGCGTTTACCTATGTATCGAGATGCTTTAGGTTTAGCCGGTCAAAAAGACATGACTAAATCTCAGATTATGTTTGATATTGCACAAGCCGGTCTAAACTTTGCCGGGGGTGTCGATCCACGCACCGGGCAATCTATGACTAAAAGGTCGATGGGTTCGCAGTTAGCCGCAGCAGCTTCTGGTTTGCCACAGCAAATCGGAGAACGGGTCGCGGCAGGAAGACAATTAGAACAACAAGCTAATATTGCTGCACTACAAGCAGCCGAAGCAGAACAAAAAAACATTCGGGCAGATTATGCAGCACAGCTTGGCAACCAAATAGGTGGAATAAGAGACATAACTGTAACCGACAAAACAACTAAAAGTTCTGAAAATATAGCCTACATGAATCTTGTGAGTCGTGAAAAAATAGCCTTTGCAGACAACGATGCCGCTTTAGAAAGACTAGGCATAAACATTTTAAGTAATGAAACAATAGCCGAAATAGGACAGACCGGAGCGAATTTTAGAACCAGTGCTAATATTAAAAGCAATGAAAAAATTGCGGAAGATGAAAACCTGAATGCAGTAAACATAAATGCAAGCAGTATTGAAGGAAGACAAATACTGCAAGATTCAATAAATGAAAATCAACTAGCCCGTGAAGCTTTAAGGGGTGACAACACTATCGAAGCAATTAACGCAAGGGGTCAAATAGACCTCAAGCTAAGTCAAGAAAATCACTTAAATCGAATGGATCAAATTAAAGCGCAATTAACCGGTGAAGAAAGTTTAGCAGAAATTAAAGGCAAAATTACAGGGGCCTTAAATCAAAACTTGTATGATCACCAAACTAGCCTTGCCAACGAAAAAAATGAGTTAGCTAGGTTTCTTAACGCAGAACAAATGGAGCAAGCAAACGCGGTATTAGATTTGCAGGCGAAAAAATTTGAATTTATGCAACAAGGTCAACTAAGCACCAATTTGTCTTGGTTAGAAAGCACGGGTAATTTCCTTGCACCGGGTCAACCATTTAGTAGTGACGCTCGAAAACAAGCTGAAGCAATAGCTGCTATTGATCTGGAGCAAAATCAACTTCTGTTGGGTATGAATCAGTACGGAGCTAACGTTACTGGCCCGCTTCAAAATTTGTTAGCAATAAACCAGCAAAGGCTAAATCAACAGAAAATAAATATAATGCGCTCCGATCAACTGTATGGAATGTTTCTTGAACAATCGCTGCCAGAAAAACCGGCAGAATTTAATAGTAACCAAATGAATGCCTTGCTCTCTGACGCTGACGCAATAAGATCGTATGCCACAGGTGGCGCTATGCCTAAATTTGAGTTAGCTATTTCTCAAAAATTTAAGGACTCTTACGATCCGGAAACAGGTATGAAAATAACCGCAGAAATGCCGGCAGGGTTAAAAAGTGCTATTGCAATTAGAGCAGCACAAGGCTTGGCTGTGCCACTAGGGCAATACTTAACCGGTCCTCAGATTCAAAACATTCGGGCAGGAACTTTTGCTAATGGCGGCCCCGTACAAAGTTTTGCTAATGGGCAAGGCGTTAACGCTATAGACCCACAAAGAGGTATGTACGAGCCTATAACTGGGGGGTATTTACCACGGAACCCGGGACAAGAAGAAGCCATCACGTTCGACGAACCCATTATATCGGGTTTAAAGGGAATAGATATTACCAAAGGAACGGGTTCTGATGCTTTTATTAAAAAAGCCATAAATAAAATTGTTACAACAATACCTCTTGTGGAAGGTCCTGTGTTTCCGGAAGCAGAAGAAGCCATCAGAACTTTAGACAGTTTTACTCAAATTGCACTTACTCGATCATTAGGGTCAATAGCGGGTAAAGAAAACAAGCAACTACAGGAACGTTTAGCTAAACTGCAAGTGCCGGCGGCTGAGTTCTTTTACAACGACAGCGAAGCATTAGCACAATTTAAAGCGTCAAGTCGCGTTATGGATTTTGCTATTCGTGAGCAACAGGCCGCAATGCAAGGTCCTGGATTAACACGTACTGAAAGAAACAAAGCTAAAAAAGATTTGGCTTCGTTAAAGAGTATACGAAGCGAATACGATAACTTAGCTTCGGCTTATTCAAGAAAACTAGAGGGAGACACAAAAGTGGTCTCTAAACAATTAGACCAGTTTTTTAATTAAATGGTTAGAAAAGTAGACAATTTTAATTTACGCGGAGCGTTTAACTACCTTGTAGAAGATCAAGACGAAGGTGGTTTGGGTTTAACTCGCCCGCAAGCTGAGAGCCAAATAGCCCAGCGTTTAGCAAAAGAAACTGATTTTGATTACACCGCGGCTACCGAAGCAGGATTCAATAACGAACAAATTATATCGAAACTAACCGGCATTGAAGATCGTGGCGCTTTGTCTGTACTTGGAGAGGCCACGGCTCGCGGAGCAATAGGTGCTATACCAGCAGCACTTGCACTTACTCCCGGAACTGCACTTGGGGCTAAAATAGGTACTGCTATTAACCCTGGACTTGGTACTCTTATTGGTGGTGGGATTGGTTTTATAACAGCACCTTTAGTTGCTTCGATTGTCGATCAGCAAGTGGGGCTTACTAAATCTGCTAGTGATTTTTTACTGGGCGAAGAAGAACCGGTATTGCCGTCAGATCAACCGTTTAGAGAAGCTGGAAAAGTAACGGGTGGTGTTCTTAGTTTCAGTGCAGCTTTGCGCCGTGGCTTGGCTAAATCTGCATTAGGCGACGTACCTACGGGGCAAGCAGGAGCCACTTTAGTTGACACGGGTGCAGACTTTGGAGCTAAAAAAATATTAGCCAACTTACGTAAATACGATCCTGATGCAAAAACTCCGTTAAGTTTACGGGCATTACAGGGCGCAGAAAACATGGCTTCTCGCATGGCAACCAGAGCACGGGCCCCGGGTCAAGATTACTATTTAAGACAAGAGATACCGATTGCAACTGCGTTTGGTTTGGGTGCTGGCATAGCCGAGCAGGTAGACCCCGGAGACGCAATGACGTCATTTTTAATGTCTTTGGGTGCCGGTTTAGTCGCGCCTGTATCGCCTTTAAGTAGAATTGTTTCCGGTGCCGCAGCAAAATCAACACAAGCTGGACAAGCGTTAAGACACCCGAGCGAAACGTTTCAGAATATATTAAGCAATTTAAAAAACAAAACAGAAAGTAAAGCAAGAAATGATTTAATAAAACTTTATGAGGGTATAGCAAAAAATGCCGAAACACCCGGTAGGGCTAAAGCGGCGGCCGAGGGTGTCGATTATAACCCAAGAATACACAGTCCTGACGTTGATTTTACAAGATTAAACCCAGGAGGCGCGGCAGAAATTACTAGGGCCTCAGAAAAAGTAATAGCAGAGTTAGTTCCTGGAATAGAAAAATATCTTGTACCCGGAAATATACCCGTTGATCCTAAAACTCCTGGGATTGAAGCTTATTATGGTGTGCTTCGTCTACAAGCAGATGCAATAGATAAAAATCCTAACTTAAAAAAACAAGTGAGTGAGGCAACACAAAAAGCGTTTTTTTTAGCCGCTAAAACTTTAGAAGATGCTATAAAAGTTGGAGAGCCTGACTTGATAGCTGTTCACACAAAATTATTTCAAGAAAGGCAAGAAAATTTTATTGGCGAATTGGTGCATAACAGGTTAAGCACGGTCACAGAAACATTAGATAAAATGAAAGCTAAAGGCATACTTAAAGATGGTCAAGCCGGTGAAATAATTGTTAGAGAAATTAATAAATTAGAAAGTTATGCAAGAGACCAGGAAAAACGTTTATACAGTCCAGACTTAATAGATTACTCTGCGGCGGTAAAACCGACATCTATTATAAAGGGTCTCAACGAAGATGAAGCTTCTGCTAGTCTACAGGGGCGTTTTAGAGCCAGTGACATAAAAAGTGCAGATGGCAAAAAAGCCCTTGCGTTGATTGAGGAAATTAAGGGTAGACTTCCAAAAGCAGACCCCACGCTTCAAAGGCCACCTAAAGCGGAAAGCCGAGATAAATTTCGATTTGACCTTCCAACAGAGGACTTAACGCTACGTCGAAACGAACCCGATATAATAAAATTCTTATTAAATCAAAATCGTGATAGTGGTGGAACACTATCTGAAGAACAATTGGTAAAAATGAACGATAATGAATTTTTCATATTGTTATCTAAATTACAAAATGGCTCTGCCGTAACAAAAAGAAAAAGCACAGCTATTCCCGCTGTTTTAAAACCGGGTAAAGAACCCTTTGTTCTTAAAATAAAAAGTCTTGTTAAAAACATTGATCCTGATTTTAGTGAAATGAGCGAACTTGTTGCTGCTATGGGGGATGACGCAAAAGTTTCTCGTCGAGGTAGAGGTTCGTACGGTCAAAGAATCGGTAAAGAGATGTTGCCGTCAGCTAGAATGAAAAAGGGTGGTGAAACAAGTTTAGACGGTCTTATTGAGCGAGCTATAGAAGCGGGTTACTTTCCTG